AGAAAGACTGCGTGCCAACCGGCATGTTGCCCTGATTGTCGGCAATGTCTTCCAGCGTCGTGCGAACAACGCCCTTACCCGCATCAACCAAGAATCCTAGGAGCTGATAGAGAACCGGCGAGGGCTGATTGAACGGCAACGGCATCGCAATCTTACGAATGTCATCGCTAAACGCACCACCCTCAATCTCTTTGACCTCGGTCGGATCAATACGCTCGGACTGTCCGCCTTCGCGACCGCCCTTGAGCTTGAGCATTCCGGGGAAGTTCGCGATGTGAGCAGAGTCAAGCAGAGCGCGTAAAGCACCCGTCGCCGCTGCTGAGATGCCACCGATCATCTGCGGGATGCCAATTGGATACGCACCACGCCACGGCACAAACGGGAACTCCACAATCCACTGCATCTCTTGCAGCGTCTCGTCGCCCTCTTCCCAGTTGCGATAAACCGCGAGGACCTTACCCGTCACTTTGTCGATGGAGAAGATATACGGAGCGAGTCCATATTCCTCTTCGATGTCGGCAATGGCGTAAATCTCAAAGATCGTGCGCAGACCATCAACGTCATACGCGCTGCCATCACGGCCTTCGATCTTGTTGTTGGCTTTCTCAGCCTTCGAAACATCCGGCTCCATCGTCGTCGGAGCGAGATCCACATCCCGGTACATCTCCGACTTCACGCGCTGGAGATACTCAATCTCCGTCACGTACTGAACGTGCGTCTTGCGTTCTGCCGAATAAAAGTTCGTTGCCGCATAGGGCAGGTACACATCGTCGATGCCGATAAAGAGAGGCACCGGTCGCTTCTTGTTCGGATCGTAAGAAAGCTTGAGATACTGAGCGCCACCAAGCGGAACCTGAGTCAGAAGCTGCTCTAGCTCTGCCCGAAACTCCGGCATCTGCTGGGTCATCTGCCAGTTCAGATACCGCGTCTTGCGCTGGGCTTTGGCTACCTTATCGGCAGTTTCGTCGCCTACGATGTGGTCCTTGGCGGGTCCCTCGGGCGGGAAAAGCTCCTTAATAGCTCGGGCAGAGAAGTCCACGCAGACTTCAGTGAGCATGGGATGGACGACCCGACTTGCGCCCTGAAACTGAGCGCCGCCCGGTGCATCGTCACCAAGTCCTGTGCGTCGGATTCCCTCTTCGTACTGCTCATCGCGCTTCTTACGCGCCTCTTTGTCTTTCGCAATCAGACCCAAGAACTCTTGAGCCACATCATCCATGACGCCTTCAGGGAGCTTCTCGGCTAAGTTCGCATAGAACTCGCGCTCACCTTCTGGCTCTTCCTCATCCTCGCCAAAGCGAACAATCGCCCCACCATCCTCGGTGTCCTCAACGTCCGAAACCTCCTCAGGAAGTTCAAACATCTCACCAAGGTCTTCTTGGGCTTCGTCCAGATCGTTCGGCTCAGACGCCATACGGATTACCTCTTGGGCGCTCGTTCACAATCATCCTAGGCTGCAACGGCTTAGGCTTACTCACGCTTATCATATCTTTATCGGCAAGGAAACGTAAACCTTGGGTGCAAGCGTCCATCAAATCGTCATGCTTGATGGTTCCCTCACCCGAAAACGAGCACAGTTGATACAAAAGCGGCTCCGCCCACGAGCGAATCTGTCCTTTTCGCTTATCAGACTCCACAAACCACACCATTCCAGCCGAAAATAAGTGCGAAACCATGTGCAATCGCGTGAGTTTGCTCGCTTTTCCCGGATTGTAGGCGTGAGCGATGATTCCCTCGCGTGAAAGCATCTGCCTGAGCGAAATTCCGCTGCCTTTGTCTTCGATCACGATGGTATCGGGCTTTCTTCCGGTGTTTAACATGCGACCGGGACCGAATTTCGGCTTGATCATCGGCTTTTGCTCATCGTCGCCGTAGAAAACCTCCATCTCCCGCTTCACTCGCTGGATTAAATCAGGCATTCCGAGCCGATCTTCCCAACAATCGAGCAAAATGATGTTCGGTTTCTCGTTTTCGTAGAAAAGTCCGAGTACCACACACGCACTGGGGTCGGAATCTGAGGTTTTCTTGTCGCGAGTCTGCTCCGTAAAGGCCGTATCTAGGCTCATCACGATGTGTTCCAGTATGGGCAGGGGCTTTTTCGCAGGCCAGAGCTGCACCCAAGGGCGCTTAATGATGCCCTGTTCTTCAGGATTGAGTACTTCGGCGTGAATTTCCTGCCGTCCGAGCGTCGTGCCCTCAAACTTCAAGAGCTGCTGCTGGAAAGTCGGAGCCAGATTCGCAATGTTCTCGTAAGTGGAGGCTCTCGTAACGTGCACATCTGCTCCATCACGCTCAACCAAGTCCCGAATCAGCGCTTTTGGCTTCGGAGTGGTGGTGGCAACGATGCGCGGATGGGACCCTAGACGTAGCGCGAACATAATCATGTCCCACGCTTCTTGGTCGTACTGCCATGCGGCTAGCTCATCACACCACGCGCCGTGCCATTGTCCACCGCGTAGCCGGTCGGGAGTCTCCGCGCTAATCCCTTTGATCAGGGACCCATTGGTTAAGATGATTTCCGAAAGCGAACGATTGTATTCTTTGACGGCCTTCTCAGGAATGACCTGAATCAAACCCGAGTCGCCCTCAAAACACGTATCACGAATGTCAGCAGATGTCGGCGCACACACCAACCAGCGCGTCTCCGCCGCTTGATACGCCTCCCACCAAATCCATTCCGCTGCCGCTCTGGTCTTACCCGCGCCACGACCCGCCAACATCAACCACACAGTCCAACCCGGAGGCGGCGGAACCTGATGCTTGTGACGCTTTTGCTCCCATTTGGTGTGCGCAAGGAGAGCCTCTAAGTCCTCAACGGATAACTCGTTAAGCTTCTTAAGTAGCTCTGCCTGCGTCGGGGCAGGATTGGTCATAAATTACCGGTATCGCGAGGTCTTCTTCGCAATCTTCTTTGGTTGCGCGACAAACTGCTTACCCTGCGCCTTGCCCTCACGCTTAGCACGAGTCGTGGCTGCATATTCCTGCGGGGTCAGAGATTCAATCGCTGCCTTGGGTAGATACCGCTCGCCGGTCTTTGATGACGGCTTGCCTGACTTGGTGCGCCATTCTTGCGCGGTCCAATCCTTGAGAGACTTCTGAGGTGCTTTCATGGCTTAGTCCTTGTACCCGCCGCCTTTCTCTTTGTAGCGTTTGGCTAAGAGCTGCGCCTTTCGGGCTGACCATTGACCCGCTGCGGTGCCTTGGGTGGCAGACGCCTTGATCTCGTTAAACAACTTCTTGCGCATCTCGGGCTTCGTGTAGTTACCCGCTGCGTTCACTTTAGATTTCGTTGGCATTGTCAACACTCCAAATCTCAGTTTGACGCTTCAACTTCGGCCAGTTGGCTTCGGTGATGAACGATTTATCCAGCACCAAAACGTGGTTCGTAGGTTGCGCTGTATAGCGCCCGTTGTCCAGTTTGATGAAGTAGAACTCTTTGCTCTGCTCCGGCTCCAGACTGTATCCGTCCATCATTGGGATCGCGGTAAATAGGTAGTCACCGGTGTGCTCTTGCTTGGACCGTAGCCGGGTGCGCATTCGGGTCCCTTCGAGAAACGGATACTCCAGCACGCTAAATTGATATCCATAGCAATCCCACGTTTGTGCGTCGGCGGGGTCCCAAGGGGTCCCTGTGATTTTGTGCGCGAGCTTGTGTAGCGGGACGTTCCGGTACACCGCTCCACACTCCAACATCACATGACATCCCCACGTTCTGCCCGGATGGGATACCAACCCAAACCACGCTACCCGTACCCAGTCTTCGTTGCCGAATGTCTGGGGCTGCACGTAGCAGTAGGTGTGGCGGGGTAGGGGGGCGGCTCCGGTATACAGCATGGGACCCTAGAGTAAACCTGCGCAAGGGGGTAGTGCAAGTAAAAATGGTGGTGGGTGGGAGATGTGAATTGTACGTATGGGACCCAACACCCCACGCCCGTTTTGCGTGCCCCCGTGTACGTACCCGTGCGCGATTAGACCGCGCGTGCGCGCGTTTGAGGCTCCCGAGCGATCGCGTGCTCGCGCGTG